GAATCGATATCCCATTAAGTATGTCAAATATAACCAATATTTGGCACATTTTTGCAAATCCACTAAGGTGGGTGGGTGGCTATGTATACCTGTTTACAACCCATCTAATTACAATGTTGTGTTCTACCATATGGAGTATATGCACTAATCCGGGGCAATGGCTTAGTTTAGCTTATGCCGAGCTATGGTCAGTTGTGACCTATGTGACCAGTTGTTTCTGGTTTCTCATATATTCCTTAAGAATCACTCAGGATGTAATAGATGCTAGTTGGCAGGGCCAATTATATATAAAAGCCGACCTACTAGTCCAGGCCATAATTATCTTCGTATTATGGGCGCTGGCCGTGGTCACACTGGGCAAATTGCTTGGTGTGCGCACATATGCGAACCCGCGTGTGTTCAAGATCGTCGACGCAAAGGAAAATGCGTGGTGTCACGAAGCCGCTATTCTCGGCATGACACTAGACGAGGCAAGGAATGGAACTAGGTTTAGCCGCTTCATCTTAGGTGAGGTGCGTGCCGAACTTGGTATCCCCAAATTTAATGAGGCTAATGAGATTGTAGCCCGCAGGCTTATCCGTAAGTTATGTATTAAACATAGACCGGATATACGCGGGGCCCACATACAAACCATGGTTTCGTCAATTTTGTGTGCTGTTTTCATACCATCAAATGCTGAGATTCAGATCAGTGAGATGATGCATGCAGAACCCATACCAAAGAGTTACTTCTGGCGAATTGTCGCTTTCTTTGGCCAATGGAAACATTCCGAGGCAGTTGAGCGCATGAACAGACTGAAGAGACACACTCATTGAAGGTGCCCTGAGTTCCAGTACGGCTTATCCACAGCTTGTGTTGACCGAGTCCAGTTGTTACAACAACTGGGCAATAATGCTAATGGAGATAAGGTGAAAACTGTTATGGATGATTCAGGGATCAAAATGAGGAAGATCTACAGCTATGGTCAGATCGGGTCTGGCCATAATTACGGAGTGCACAATGCGGATGTACGTACATCAGAACGTGCACTGTTGGAACGCATCTTTTTCTGTAAAGATTCAGGCGTTCAAGCCCGGCCTTTCCGCCCGAGCAAAGCAACAGTGGACGCAACATTAGGACCTGCGCGCGATTTGTTGTTAAGTCACACTTGGTTTATCAACCCGTACACCTACGACCAGTTCGTGGGTTGTTACGTGGCTCGTAAAAAGAAGATTTACCAACATGCAGTTGATTCGTTGAAAGATGAAGAGATTGAGTGCAAGGATTCTTATATTGACGCTTTCGTTAAAGCAGAGAAGTTGGATTTAACGGAGAAGCCTGATCCAGTACCTAGGCTAATACAACCTAGACGACCCCGATATAATGTGGAGGTGGGGAGGTACATCAAGGCCTGTGAGCATATGATTTTTGATGCGATCAATGCTATGTGGAATGGAACAACGGTTTTCAAAGGCCTCAACGCGGACGCGCGTGGGGCCGCCATCAAAGAGATATGGGATTCTTTCGTGGATCCTGTTGCCTTCATGATAGATGCTAGTAGATTCGATCAACACCTAAGTATATGGATGTTGTCGCTAGAACATTCTGTCTATAATGGCATATTCAAAAGTAAGCTACTGCGCATGCTGCTAAAATGGCAGCTAAAGAATCGCGGCTTTATTCGCTGTACCGACGGCGAGATAGAATATGTTATTGAAGGTTGTCGAGCTTCTGGTGATATGAATACGTCACTAGGCAACATTATTGTAATGTGTCTTATGATGTACTCCTTCATTAAGGAACATAACATCGATGCAAGGTTGATCGACGATGGGGATGATTGTGTTTTAGTTATGGAACGTCATGATGCGCATATCATGGCTAACTTCGAGGCATGGTGTATGGCCTTGGGGTTTAAGATGGTGGTTGAGGAACCTGTGGATGTTATTGAGCACATCAAGTTCTGTCAAACACATCCAGTTTATATAAATGGTAACTATAGGATGGTGAGAGACCCTCGGGTGACCCTATCTAAGGATGCCACAAGTATAAAACCAATACAACACGAGAGCTACCACAACTACCTAAGACGGGCTGTTGGGGAATGCGGCATGGCACTAGCTGGTGACATGCCAGTATTGGGGGCTTATTATAGTGCCCTCATTCGCGGTACATCTGCGCGTGATATGTACAAGCGCAATACTAATCGTGCCAAACGCGGACGGCGTGAGGAAAATCTAGAGACCGGGATGCAGTTTCTAGCATTGGGAATGGACATCAAGAGAAGGGTTGATCCTTCTCCATTAACTAGAGTCTCATTTCATGAAGCATTTGGATGGACCCCAGATTTACAGATCAGCCTGGAGGCTGAGCTCGATCAAGTAAATCTCGAGTGGCATCAACATGAATATGTTCACCAGTTTGGCAACTTAATTGCTGGGCTATGCTAGGCAGCATAGTCTCCCCGAGGCAGAAGGGGCGGTAATCAACCGATAAATGTATGGGGTCGACAACACCGGTGGTGTGTGTTAAGTATTATGGTGAAGACTATCATTAACCTAGGGGGAGTTGAGGGGACAGATGGGAAAACCGGGAGGGCTCTAAGCCACCTGATGGAACCAAATTGAACCAAAATATGCCTTAGGCAATAATCTAGTTTGAGTAAGTTACGAACATACACCCCTAGCCGGGTGACCAAAGTGGTTGTTATGCCATAACATAAAATTTTCCACGCTAATAAAAATGCCAAGAGACTGCACGGATCAGTTTAGTGGATCCCGTTGGGTGACTAACGTAAAAACCCATTAGGGTAGGATCCTCTTGAAGGGCAATCTGCAACGGCTTGCCGTTGTTCACTGCCTATTAGTTGTCGATGAACAGTCCCCGATTTTGACACGCGGGCCTCCCACAGAAGATGTCAAACAAAAATGTTACTAGAGGTAGTAACGGTGGGGATGAGGATGATAAAACCTGTCATATTGAAGTTTGTGACATTAGCGAGTTAGAGAAGAGGAAATTGGAGCTAGACCGACAAATCATAGCTGCTCGCAGGAAGGGGGAGGCAACTCTAGCCCCCTCACGCATTGAAGTGTTTAGCCAGGTCCATAAGGTGTCAATTGACACGTTAATGGCCCTAAGCAAACAATACTTCATTGTCGGACTACATCGCGGAAAGGCCGACAAAACCCTCTACCTACCCGGGGTGGGTGGTGTCCCAAAACCTAGTCAAAATAAGATTTGGGTCCATCCAAACCTGAATGGTAGGAGGGAGAACAAGACCAAGGGTCGCAAGCCAATTGCCGCACCTGCTGCTAAGTTTGACCAAATGCGAAACACCGGACCATTAGTAAATGGTGTAGAGGTATTTGGCCCAATTGCAGATGCTGTGAAAGGAGCGGCTAAAGTTATGTTGAATCATCGTGAGATTATCTCAGATGTAGGTGGAGAGGGGCTCCAAAACGCCTTAATCAGGCTAGCAATTAATCCTGGACTAGGTCTTATGGAGATGTTATCACAGGTGTCCAAGTCCTGGACTCAATACGCAGTAAAGAGTTTCAAGGTCTGGTACGAGCCTGCTGTAGCAACTGACACTGATGGTCAAGTCATGTTGGCCCCTGACTACAACCCTAATGAGGATGTAGCATTAGACTCCCTAACCTCCGCTGAGGCCCTCAAACACATAGGGTCTTACTATGATGCAGTTAGCACCCCACTTTGGGATGCTTGCGTCATGCACACTGATGCCAAAGCAATTATGTCAACCGGTACTCGAAAGTTTATTAGGTCAGGCAATGTAGCAGAGGCGAAAGATAGGTATGACGCTTTTTCACTGTTGATTAAAACACACGGATTGCCAAATGAATTGGTAATGGGTCAAGTTTGGGTCGATTACGAAATTGAATTGTTTCAACCGGCCTTGGACCATGAAGTTGGAAGCGCTTTCACAACAGTTCTTAGAAATACATTTAATTACGTCTCCAATAGCACATCAAACTTTAATATTATAGGGTACAGCCAATGTGCCTTCTTTGCCAATCCATTCGGCCTTAAGGTAGCTGGAAGCACTGAAGCCACAGAGTATCTTGTACTACCTAAAGGAGCATGGAAATTCGAGATACAGTTCGATGTGAGATCAGATGTCAACACAAACTTACTGGATCAAAGTATCATAACACAAAATGTATATTATGATGACACTGGAAGCTTGTTTGACACCCAGACCGCCATGGGTGTGAATCACTTCCAACATGTCTTGTTAGATGCCGGACAATCAATCAATGACTTCGGTGCCTATGCGGTCTTCTTTGCGGTGGCAGAGAGGGATATTAGGTGGCAACCCACCTATACCAACAAGGCAACAAACTCATCGGGTAGCACAGTGGACTGGCGCGTCCAAAATGTGAAACTCGTTGTGACACCAATGTAGTGCGATTTACGCTACAAACATATTTCAATACAACTAAAATTATCATCTAAGTCCTTAACCGGAACTACCTCTAGACCCCGAATGTCTTTAAACTTGTCGATACGATGGCGTGAGAGCGCCGAGACAAATAATACTCCGAGGAAGCTCGTTAAACCTAGCTGGACAGCTTATGCCAGCAAACTACCACGTCCTAATCATATGCGACTAGGGGGCTGCGGGGGTAGATCACCTTAATAACTACAATTAACGGTGTTGCCACGATGTCGGGA